GCACTTGCTCATCCTCTGCGGGTAACGGTCTTCCAATCATTTGCTCAACTTGTTGACGATAAAGCATTGCAAAGTGTTCTTGTATATGGCTTTGTAAAACAAGCATCGCCTGTTGATTATTCTGGAACACCGGGTTTTGCATAAATGCCATATGCGTTGCTATATGTGCCTCATGATCTTGATGCACAAATGCTTTTAATGGCGCACCTATAAGCGCATCAGCATTTTCAGTAGCAGGGTCTTTTGAGTTTTCAGGCTCAGTAGCAGGAAGGATGTCTTTAATGTTCTGAACACCAAGTGCCTGATACATTCGAAAATACGCTTCACGCAAGTCGTGTATCTGTGGCGCGGATGTGGCTAATTGAAGCTGTGTTTGCGCCATCATTACCCGTTGTGCCATACTAAACACATTCGGGTCACTATGCGGTAACACATCTATCTGGTCGCCAAAGTCATTTACCTTAACAATCCGCTCACCACCAGCAATTTCAAACGGATACTCTTTTGGTAGGTACTCGCTAAAGGTTTCAGCTAATAACCGAAACTCAATTTTTTGAGAGTAGTGCAACCGTTTGTGTATAGCAGACATAACTGCCATACCTTTTTCAAGCAACGCGACAGTTGTGCCCACGGGCATAGCCTCTGTCATATCGCCCGTTTGCATTTCTGTGATTGCGGCAAACCGCCGCCCTGAATCAACAAGTATGCCAAGAAGGTTCAGGAGTGTTCCGGAAGGTTCTTTATATGGTAACGGTAATAACGAATCACGGAGCGCACCGCCAGGAGCGTCAACATCACGCCATTCTCCAGGTTGCAACGGCTCATCATCATTCCGAACCCGTAACCCGCGAGCTTTAAATCCTGCGGGTAAATTAGCCAACGTCCCAGCGTCAATCAACTGGCGCATGAGGCTTGTTGCTGACTTACTCAACCCACCAATCATGTGTATCAGGCCAAAGCCGTAAAAACCCAGACCTGGTAAAAATTTGTAATGAACGAAGTATTGCTTTTTATTCTGAAGCGGATCACTTTCTTCCCAGTTCCGGCGAATAGCAAGAATCTGTGAAGAGTCCTCTTCCATCGTTACAATATACGGAAGTTTAATGCCTGTTGGCTCACCGTCGTCGCGAGAGTCTTCAAAACCCGCAAGGTCTAAGTCTATATGACATTCAAGAACAGTCATGATGTCAGATGAGTTGTAGGATGTTGGCGAAACCCCTTCAAGTTCATCTACCTTTTCAGTGATTGCTGTTTGCGGGTCATCAGAAGGAAACAGCTCAACATCACGGTAAAAACCAGACGCTTGAAGTTTTCGCACATCATTTACATTCTGACGAAGCATGTGTGTAATCCGTGGGGCAGACTGTAAATCTGTCGTCTCATACGGAACAACTAAATCTTCAGATGTAATGAATTTGCTTACTGCTCGACCAAGCGTTTCATCATAATAAATCTTTTTAAACGCTGAACCTGATAGCGGCAGGTAAAAAAGCATTTGGTCGAGTTCAGGGTCATACTCTTGCATAACCTCTGTGATTTGGTAATTCATGAACTCTTTTACACGAGTTGCCTGTTCTTGGCGCTCGGGAGTTAGTTTTCCCACTACTCGTGTATTTACTGGGCCACCTGCCGGTAAGAGTTCTTTATACGCGGAGGCTTGGAACTGGGCCACCGCTTCGCTCAACAAGGGGTGGTATACGCCGGAAGCGCCCTGAAACGGTTGTGAACGATCATCCGTTTCCATACCGAGCAAACTCAAGCCTTCGCTATACGTCCGCTCCCAATCGGCTCGGCTTTCGCGATCTTCTTTGTACATAGACGACATCTCACTTGCAAGCGAGGCAAGTTCACGGTCTTCTATTTCTTCAGCGAGATTGCGATAAAACTCGCCGGAAACAGGGTCAGAAGGCATCTCTCCAAAAGCAATGATTGTATTGCCTTCCTCATCTGTCTCCGGTAACTCTTCAATTATTTCGAAATCAACGTCGGATACCCCTCCTTCTGAATCAGCGAGGATTTCGTCATCTTCTAAAATGACGTCTGTTCGAATTGGCCGCTCCATCTCTGGTTGCGGAATGAGAGGTTCTTCAGCCATGCTGCCTACTTCTTGCGCTTTTTCTTATTGTTCATGCCACCACCACGCATTCCTGGCAACTTTTTCTTTTTTGCCATCATCATGCCACCACCACGTTTTCCAGGTAGCTTCTTTTTCTTACGCGGCTTCATCGCCATTTTTCAGTCTCCTATACAAGTTTACACGTTGCTGATAAATACGAGATGCGTCATGTCCCTCTTCATAAGAAGTGTAGTAACCTTTCTCTTTTATTTTTTCTGCGTGCTCATGAAGTTTCGAGAGCCGTTGAACAAAAATGAGGGCATATTCTTTATCGGTAAGCGGCTCAAAAAATTCACCGTCGATAAATTCATTATCCTCGTCATGCGGGTGAAACCCCATCACCCATAAGTCTCGATCAAAAAACGCTCCCTCTGCAATCGCATTGTTTAGTAATTCAAAATATGAATCAAACGTTTCTACGTTTTCGTCAAAAAGAAAATCTACAACTAAAATTAAATCTTTATCATCATCGAATGATCTAAGGACCTCACATAGTTTTTCCATGCTCGGGCCGTAGTTGAAAACAAAACCAACTTTATCCTCAGCCCATGCTTTTTGAGCATAGGGACAAGCAGGTAAATTATTGAAGTAAGGGTTAGGAGTTTCGAGAGCGTGTTTTGACCACGCCTTTACTTCTTCAACAACCTTTTCTTCAACTTGCGTTTGCATTCGGGTTACCCTAATCCAAAAAGATTATTTTGAAAAGACTAATAATAAACGTACCTCCGGCGATAACCGGAGTCTTCTTCCTCGTAATCTTCAGGGTGGCCTATAAAACCGCCCTGCCGAAACCGCAAAAGGGCTTGAGTCATAGAGTCTACGAGGTCGTCGTGTTCACCGTTTGGAAATTGTGCGCATTCTTCGATAATTTCTTCAGAGAAACTTTTTTCTGGTGCCCATATCATTCCGCTCTCAAATAATGGGGCTACGGCGTTTACGCGAGCGTGTTTATCCTGACCTTTTCCGGGGCTGAAGTTCATAACCGGAATACCCATGGCCCGTAGTTCTTGAGTCAACGGCGTTCCGGAAGCCTTCGCTTCTATTATCACAACGTCAGGTTCCCAATAATGATAACTCTTCAGGGCTTCACGTTTCAACTCCGGGAACTCATAACGGCCCTTTTGACTTTCTAATAAAATTAAATTTGGCCCTGAGTCTTCGTTCGGATAAAATACGCCCCACGTTGTGATTGCTGAATAGTCACTATACTCTTTTTTGAGAAACGCCGTATCGTAACTTTGAATAATATACTCTAACCCAGGAACGTTTTCTTTTTCCCAGGTTTGCCACCAGTCACGTTTAATAATACTGATTGAATCTGACGTAGGCTGTTGTAACCACTGAGCGCTCCACTTTTGTGCGCTTAATGAGGCTTTAACTCCTTCTAATTCGTCAAGTTTCCAAAACTCTGGCCACAGTGGTTTTTCTGTTCCTTTTACGTCCATTATTGCTGGAAACTCAATAACCTCCCATTTATCAGCTTTTGGGTCGTGTGCTTGCTGTTTCAATACTTTTGCGGTCAGGTCACGCTCACTCCAGCGCGTCATCACGATTACGATACTTCCTCCCGGTTGAAGCCTCTGCCGTGGGCCGGAAGTATACCATTCATAGGCGTTTTCCATTGCGGCGTCACTTAACGCATCCTGTTCACTATGGGGGTCGTCAATAATCAATAGGTCTGCGCCACGGCCCGTAATCGCACCGCCAACACCCGCCGCAAAGTACTCACCGCCAGCGGTCGTCGTCCAACGTCCGGCGCTTTTACTATCAGCGGCTAACTGGGCCTCTGGAAAAATTTTCTTGTACTCAGCCGAATCAATCAAGTTTCGCATTTTGCGGCCGAAGTTCATCGCCAGTTCGCCCGTGTGCGTTGTCTGAATAATCTTGAGCTTTGGGTTTCGGCCCACCAACCATGCAGGAAAGTGATAACTCGCAAACTCCGACTTTGTATGTCGGGGTGGCATATTCACAATTAACCGTTTTAACTTTCCGTCAGCTACGTCCTGTAACTTCTGCGCAAACACCCTATGATGAGAACCTTCGATGAAGTCTGGCCAAACGGAATTTATAAATTTTAAAAAATTTTTTTGTCCCGCTTCGCTCTCTTCAATTTCACGCAATCTCGACGCAACTGCAAGGTACTCTTCCAAAGTATCCTTGCTCAAACTCTCTAGTCGCTTGCGTAATGAACCATTGGCCATGATCAATCTGAGAAGTATGCGGTTAAAAAAGAAAAAGTAAAGAAAAAAGTTCCTAGTCCGAAGGCGAATGGTTGATGCTCAATGAAACTGGAGCGATCTTATGGGGAGGGCGGGTGGGCGCGGCGCGGCGTTATTTGCGGGGGGTACCCCCCTGGGGGTGGGTAGGGGGGGCTTTGCAGCCCCCCCAGGGACCCCTACCCTAGGCTTCGAGGGTAATGGCTGGCAGCCCGTAGGTGCTGGCGCTGGGGCTGTAGCCGCCTGCTAGGCCTGCCACTAGGTCGGTATAGCCGCCGCCTAGCTTGCGGGCCTTGGCTAGAAATTCCCCTACGGTTACCCCCTCGGTAAACATGCGGTTTATGTCTGCACGCTTGCCGGTAGGCTTACGGATGTAGGCTGGTAAGCCACCCTCGGCAATACCCTTGGGCTTTATTACCGCACCGGGGTTTGCCGCTACCCAAAGCGCTACGGCTGTAGCTTGGGCTTGGGGTAACATAGTGCAAAAGTCTGCGGGGGCTTCGAAAATAGTGGGTTTAGTTGCTTTGGCCATTTGGGCCTCCTATTGGTTAGTGGTTAGTAGCTTGTTGCTACCCCTGTAATATGGGGCTTGGCGGATTATATGTAAAGTGTTTATTTACCCCCTTGGTTACTTTTTTTAAATTTAGTTATTTGTGTTGTATTTATGCAACACCCCCTGTTTTGCCCCTTGGCCCGCCCCCTTGGCCCGCCCACGCCCACGCCCACGCCCACGCCCATTATATGATCTACCTGATCTTATAGATCTAAACGACCGGAGCGACCGGAGCGACCGGAGCGACCGGAGCGACGGGGGAAGCGACGGGAAGCGACGGGAAGCGACATGAAGCGACATGAAGCGACAAAAAGAAGCGACGGCCCCGAAGGACCGCCGCCGAAGTTTAGAGGGGCAACTAACCAAGTATGACTTCTCGCGCTGCGACCACGAAAACGAGTATCCCCGCCGTATAAGAGAGTAAGGCGATAGGCGGCGTGTACCAGATAAGCTCGTAGTGAAAGAGCGATACGCCGATAGCTACCGCGCCGAGTAGGCACGAAATTAAAGCGAGTGATCTATAAAGCATTTTTTTAGCTCCTCTATTAACGGTTTACGCTTAAATTTAAAACGGGCGAGTTTTAAACACCCGCCCGTTTTTGTCTACTTACTCAGTGGGGTAAACTCTCTCACAGTAGTTCGTCAGGTCAAAAACCTGATGGTCGTGAGTTATACCGTTTACCTCGTCAACTACGCCGACATTGAGGTAAACTGCATTAGGGTCAAGTTTAACACCCGCCTCATAGTGGGGGTCGTCAAACCGACCTTGAGTAATATTGATCTCATATGAGTACCCATCAATAACCTCGGTACGGGTCATCGCCTTATAAAGATCAGCTAAGGCCACTAACTGTCTATTTACCGCCTCTGTCATTTTTTTAACTCCTAATTAAATTTAACTTACCCCCTAATAATAAAGCCCACTTAAAAACCGACTAATTCTCTTTTATCGGGTAAGTCTGCGTAACTTGATCTTTAAGATCGGAGTAAGCGCAATAAATCAGATCTTATAGATCGGACTAAGCGCAATAATCACATCGCAAAGATCTTTGGCTGATGGTTAGGTGAGGTAGGGTTAGGTGAGGTATGGTCAGATCTTATAGATCAAAGCGATCAAGCGACAAGAAGCGACCGGAGCGACGACCAGTCATAGGGGTACGGGATCGTTGCGATCGGTGAGATCTCCCCGATCTTTAGATCAACAAGATCTTTGGCCTGTTCACCAGAAAACAGAATCAAAGGAGTCCTCGCCGCCTCCCTTGCTAAGATGAACGATCGTCCCCCATACCGCGAACGCGTGAGGTGCCACGCTACTTGATGAGGCGACAGGCCAACTCGTTTATTTTTTATTATCTTGAGTTCTATCCAAAACTCGCCAGTTTCCGCGCATCCGTTAACGTCTGGAACACCAGGAGTTGACCACGATTCTATACGGACCCAGTGTATGTCAGTAATTCCGTCCCGTAACGACTTCCATAGCTTTGATTCAGGTTTGGCTGACATCCTCGTACTCGGCGTCTATGACTTTTTTAATCGCCCCGTCCGTTTCCTTATCAAGCTCTTCGAGACGGCGGATCAGGTCATCCTTACTCATCGCGTTGATGTGTGCGTGCAGAACTTCTTTCCGATCGACATATAACCCGCCGACTTTCCCACGATGCGTTTCCGCGTTTATCGCAGCACTGAACTGGTTGTTTGCGGCGGCACGATCACGGAGTTCACCTAGGTCTCGCAGGTGCCCCTCATAACTGACCTCGTATTTTTTAGTCAGCTCGTTACGCAGCTCATTAATGTAGTTTGCGATGTTCGGGAACTTGGCGACGTTGAGTAATTCACAGGCGCGGACAGCTGCTGAAGACTCTGCGTAACCCGCACGGCGAGCCGCCTCAGTCTGAGAGCACCGACCTAACACCATCTCTTCGGCGAACTGCCTCTGACGAGTAGTCAGCGGTTTCAACATCACAGGGTTGATTGTATCTGTCTTTCTACGAGGCATATGATCATAGTATAGGCATCACAATCTATCTAGGAAAGTAAAAACTCGTCCACACGACAAGCTGAGTGACATATTGATACTGAACTGCCAATAAGTACCAATAGGATGTACCAATATGAAACAAACGCCCATGGCTCAAGGACTTAGCTTCAAAGATATTGGCATATTGGTAAATATCCCTCAAAAATTTTTTAAGACACTCCCCTTCTCGATCTCCTATATAGGACAATCACCAATAAAAAAAGACCCCGCCGGAGCGGGGCCTCTTTCGTCCTTTCGGTTGGTGTTATGCGGCACGAAGCGTAATGTATGAGGTGCCGTAGAACTTGGATGTGGGGCTGAAGCCACCCGCGAGATGAGCGGAGATATCGCGGTGGCTGCCGCCTTTCTTTTGAGCAAACGCCAATATCTCTTTGGCATCACCGCCTTGGTTGATGCGCTCCGAGATATCGAAGCGTTTACCGGACTGGCGGCGGAGGAACGGTGCAGTCTGACCGGCCTCGTTAGGCTCGATCTGAGCCTTCGGGTTAGCGGCGATAAAGGCTTTGATCGCCTTGTCTTGCTGACCCTCCGTCGCTTTGAGGAACTCCTCGGTGACTTCAAACAGGTCGTTAGCCTTAACGCTTGATTTCTTAGTAGCCATGGTTCTTTCTCCTTTCTGGCTGGGTCGTTAAACGCCTTTCGTTTAACTACAAGTAACTATAATGAAGACTATTGTCGGAGTAAAGCCCTTTTTCCTCTTTTTTTATCAGGCTTGCGCCACGTCAACTGTTACGTTGGCGTCAGCGTCTACTGTTATCTTGAGAGTTACCGTGATCTCTGTGCATCTTTTTGTCTCAATCTTCTCAATATTTTTCCTTCGATCTAAGGGATAGGTTGTCTGAGACACCTCACAATATCTTAGAAGAGCCGCCTGTGCGGAGGACTGTCGCCAAGGACCGCCCCGTTTAGTGGGGTACTTGATAGCTGTCAAGTACTCGGTTATATCTAGCCATGTGGGCTGTATACCGTGCTGAGCCTCATGAGATTTGATGAAGTCACAGATCGTTTTGCCTGTGCTCATGTAGTTTGTCTTTTTCATAGGATCAACGCCCGAGAAGGTAAACTGGTGGGAGGGCGGTAACTCCTGGGTAACTCTCGCGCACTACAAACAGCGTAGCGCCGTCTTCCTGTTCTTTACGAGCTACTCGGTGATGCTCGTCAGGGCTAGTGTGCTCAAAGAACTCATCCCAAGAAGTATCTGGTGAATCATCAAGAACCCGTAAGTGTTCAGTGGGTTGATCGTCACTTACTTCTGGGTCGTGGTACCAGATTTGATTATATTTTTGAGTTGCCTCTTTAAGAAACTCAACAAGGTAGTATTGTTCTGTGAAAAGTTCATCAAAACCGAGTTGGTTATCTTCCATGTATCTTGATGAATCAAGCCAATTAACTGTAGGCATAACTTAGCTCCTCTTTAAAAATTAACTTACCTTATAAAAATAAAGTAGATTAATTTGAAGAATAGGCGTTAGTTATCCTTTTTATCTTTCGGCATTTTGAGTTTCCAGAGAATATACGGCTCTCCGCACTCACCCGTTTCTGTGTCACAGATCTGACCGGGAATCGCCTCGGCTGTAGGATCAAGCGGCGAGACTCCAACGTAATGCCACTCCGCTCCTTGGGCCATTTGCTGCATCGCTTTTTCAAAAAACTCAGGGTTCTGCCCGACAAGCAGAGTTGAAAGCGCCATAACGACGGTGAAAGCTGTTTCAATCATTTTGGACCTTCTCCTTTAATTGATTTTATTGAGAATCCAAACTTTTTTCTTGGCCTTGCCTACGGTAAATTCGGAAAAACCGTCTGGGATGGGTTTGTTCCATCCATTTTTGCGGGCAATACTGACACTAGGGAATACCCCAGCAAGGTGCATTATGTGGGCCATAACCCAATTATCCTCAATATGCCATGCAAAATCCTTGTCTTCCCAAAATCCGAAAGACTTCATATCCTTTTCTGACATTTCGGGATGGATGAAATTGAACTCGTTATTCATTCGTAACCTCCTTTAAACGCCAATTGCATTCAGGGCGTAGTTTGAGTTAAGGCGGTTGCGCTCGGCCTCAGCTTCTTCTCGCGTGTTGTAGTGACTTACAGCGCAACGTGGGTCATCTTCTTTCTTGATAAGCCAGAAGATTTCTGTGCCATCAAAATAACGCTGTACTGAATATGGTGCTAAGTTGATTTTCATTTCTCAATACCTCTTGGTTAGTTAACGTTAGGGTTATATATAAAAAGCCCACTTAAATAATGACAAGGTTCTTTTAGTCGGGGTGAGAAAGGCGAGTGAAAGGTAACTCACTGAACCCCGCCCTCCTCTTTCTTTCCTGGGACTCCCGAGGCCCCAGCTAACCGTTCAGTGAGTGTCTCTGCGTTCTTCAATAACCAGATGCCCTCTTCTAGACAGGCTCGAGCATCTTCAAATTTATCATCCAATGTGTATTGGACTCCTTTATTGATTTCAACAATGGCTTTTTCTAAGCCTCCCTGTATGACAAAATGTTCAAACCGCATCAAGTGTCTCCTTTATTCCGTTGAGTGCTTTCAAGAACGACTCAAGTGTATATCCGAAATGATCTTCAGCGACGATGTTCTTATGTTTATCTAAAGCGATCATTGACATATTTTCATTCATCAACTTATAATTATGTTGAGCGATCGATATTGTATAATCGCCCCAAGGCCCCTCATAAGTGAGAACGACGTTGTTATATGCTGAGAGCATAGGGCTGTCGTTAGGCGGTTTAGACCAGGAAACTTCATTCATAGCTTACCTCATGGTTTAGTGTAGAAACGATGGTCACCTATTTGTGTACAGGGTTCAAGGTCATTTGCCCAATCAGGGTGAACGTAAGTCGCGTGATAATGAGTTGCGTCATCAAGTCCGATAATCTCAAGCTGTGCCTCAAGGGTCATTTTCGCAAGATCAATCGCCTTCTCCCACGCTCGTAAATCTTCAAACGTTTCGGGCTTTCCGTCGCAGTAGTAACTGAACTGACATTGATGACGACGAAGGCGACCGTCACTCAAGCGACCTTGTCTTGCGACCTTACAGGCAGTGTTGGGGTAATCAGGGTGATCCATTCTGTTTCGAATAACGACAGCTACCGCTAACTGCCCGATGTCAGTTTGGTTTCGCGCTTCGAAATAAATAGCTTCTGCCATACAATAAACATCATCAGAAGCGACTGAAACGTTCGGCCATAAAAAACAAAATGCCGCTGCGAACCCTCGGAGTGTCATTTCCCGAAGACCGAACGAACTCGTGCGGACCCCCAATTGAGTAATGAATTTTTATGGCGTGGCCTTTCTTTCGGAATATCGTCGTCTTCACTTATGCTCTCGCCGCTCATCTTGTAAACGTTTAAAGCGTAGTGAACAGACGACTGGGTCAGCCCTAGTTTCTTTTGAATGTCTACGGGCCGTAGTCCCTGCGCCTTTAGATCGCGAACCTTTTGGACTTTTTCGTCAGTCCATTTTTGTTTTGCCATTTAACGTGCTCCTTCGTGGTATAGTAAGAGAGTTTCCTCCTCAAGGTGCTCTTGCTGAGCTTTCGATAAACGGTCTTCAAGCCACTTCGCTCGCTTACCGTCTATTTCTAGCCAAATATCTTCAATGTAGTGAGTAAAAATACCGACGCTCGGGTCGGGGTCGGCTATTTCAGCGGACACGTCAACTGATCGACCGATGATGGTTGTTGAGTAACTGAACCTATCCATATACGCTCCTAATCCCACGAGCCAGCCTCCTCCTTTAGAAATTTAGAAACGTCTAAATTTACGGACTGACTCGCTGAGTTTTCCTCTGCCCAAGTAACGTATTTCTCAGCTAATCGTTCACCCAACCCATAAAGGATGGCATCGTTATACCATGCTTCTTTCTGGCTGTCGGTTTCAGGTACGCTCATGAAACTTTCTCCTTTCTTTAGCTATACTTACTTTAGCCTTTTAGAGAGTTTTGAGCTAGCGCCTTTTTCTGGTCGCGAAACAACTTCACTGCATGCTCAAGGATCATGAACTCGTAATTATCGCCTTCGCGTTTAGGCACCAAACGCCGACGCTTGACCAAACCTTTCGAGTAGCAACTGCTCGTTTCTGAGATGACTCTTTTTAGGGAGGTGCTTTTGAGAGCCTCGCTCTCATGTCCTTTTGCAAGAATGTACAGTTCACTGTTAGTGATCGGAGAAGCATATTCCATCATAATTTTTAAAAGCTCCTGCCGAAAGTTCGAAACCTGACGGAACCGTTTTTGGCCTGGTGCTTTCCATAACCACTCATTTTCTTTGAACTCTGTTGTACTTTCTTCAAAACCACCAGTGGCATAGATCACCGTCTCATCTTCCAGAGTCACGGTTGGAACAGGCGAAATATCTTTGTAGGCGAGGATTTCTGCATCCGGGCCGTATTTATTTACGAGCCAACGAATTTGTCCGCCAACGGTCCGGCACTCGTCTTCTGCCCACCTACTAAGAACGGCCCAAGTTTGATAGTCTATGCCAATAGATTTAACGGTCTTCTCGGTCATCGGTCTCTCCTTTCAAAGTTTTGAGCGCTTTCAGGATGTCTGAAAGCGCCCACTCTATCGCCGTCACGCGGCGGTCAAGATCGGCCGTCCGCTTTACCAGCTTATCCAGTTCTTTCTGTTTGTTAAACAACAAGCGCCCTCCCTGTGACATAGCTGTTCATTTCCTGCTCAAGAACGTACATCTTATCTTGAGCGTCACGTTTCGAAGCAAACTCTCTTTCCATCAGGCGACCGTTGAATGTGATCACCCAGTTGGTAGCTTCTATTTGGAAAACGCACCAACCAAGGTCCCAGTACTGTGGGCGTTCTTCTAAGGTACTCATGTCGTACCCTCTCCGTTGAACTTACCCTCAATACTTTCATCAACGTCAACGCCACGGCGCTCAAGCTCGCTCTTGAATAAACGAACTAAAGCTGAGTTACGCTCACCTTTTCCGTGGCCAATAGACATCACCTGAGTGGTGTATGCATTTGCACGGTATTGCTGAAGACGCTCAGTCGCATAGTCTTCAAGGAGGTCCGTGTCTTTTTTACCTCGCCAGTACAGATACTCGCTCACTCTAGTCTTAGCCATTCGCTTCTCCTTTCTACTTTCTATATTTTTATTATACCCGCCTGAGGGGAAGAGTTAACTGTTTAGTTATCTAATTTATCTTCATCCTCGGGGCCGGAGATTTCCTCACCTGTAAGCTCGTGCCATTTAGTATCCCAGAAGTACTCAACAGCTAGCTCATACTGTTCCTCTTCAGAGAGTTCTTCTGATGAACTATCGATAGCTATCGTTGTATCGAAATATGCAAAGTTCCAGTCCATATTTCCAAGGTCAACTTTGCGAGTCCAGCGGCGAACATGCTCATCGAGCATCACCGCGCACTCTCTAACAACCGTAGGGTGCCATACGCTTGGGATTTTCTCTGAGTATTGATCCTGCTCGTCAGTGGACCAGTTATCTCTGGCCCACTGCTTGAACTCACGCTCTTCAAGTTCGTTGAGCGTACGGAAATGCTCGAGATGAACAACGTTATCGTTCATGATACTCTCCATACGCGATAACCTGCAACACCTGCGTCAGTCCACATACGTTGAGTAAACGCAACTTCGTCACCCTGTTTGGCACAACGCTTTTGATAGGCTTGTCTTGCTTGAGCAATACGGTTACCTATCTGCTTCTGCGTTTCATCCTCGTAGTTAGGGCCAACAAAGAAACTCTCGCCTACCCTCATTTCTTCAAAAGGATATTTGCTCGGCGCACCCGTGTAATTCTCGGGTATCGCTATGTCAGTGTCGATAATAAAGTCGGTCATAAACGCCTCCTAAAGGTTAGTAATATATTAATAGTAAAGCCTGACGGTTCGGAGTAAAGTTTCTTTTACTCTAAAAAGTCCACATAAAAACGATCAGGCCAATGACAATGACGCTGGAAGTGATTGGGTCCATCCTTCTGCTCCTTTCCACCATGCGGGTTTACCGAGACGCCACTCGGCGAAACGTGCTTTATCACCGTGATAATAATTTCGATACGCTTGGATAGTGTTCTCTGTTTTGTACTCGTCAGGCATGCATTGCGGGGGAGGAGTGAACGGTACAAGGGGAATGTTTGCAGGGCTGGTTAGAAGACGACTAAGAAGCCCTGTGCTTTCGACCGCATGAATTTTTTCATAACGTCGAGTGTACTCATCGCATAACGCTTCCATAAGATCGTACAGCCATGTGTAGTGACTGTGTGACTCACGAACCCAGATAGCACTGGGGTGTTTAGGCGAGAATGATTTATATAGGTGCCGGAGGTCAGCTTTTTCGTCACCGTCAAGTAAGCGATGAGCAGTTGAAAGAAGCTGTGCTGACTCAAGAATCATCTTGACACAATGTTTGTCGCAGTGAAACTGAGCGGCGATGTAGGGGTCGTCGTGTAAATAAAAAATGTTCATTAGAAAAGGATCCTATACCCGTTAGTTAAAGCGTTCGCCCAAATACTATCCGCTTCCGTAATAGAGACAAGGGTTTCTTCCTCTACTTTATCGTTCACTGTGTAAAGAATAATGGCTTGTTTTTTACTTCGCCAGACGCTGAAGGCGAGGACTTCTTCCTCTCTTCCGAGTACGTTATTCTTCGCTACTTCTCCCACGTCACGCTTTCTCCTGGCAGAATAGTGTCATACCCGTTTTTCACAATCACGTTTTCGGAAACGTTAGTCCAGACGATATCCGGGGAGTCACCGTAACGACTGCGTTGATACTCTTTTTTCAGGATACCCTCATCTACAAGAGTTCCCATTGACGGTCTGTCACCAGATACGCGGCCAGCCGCCACAACTTCACGAATCTCCATTTTCATTCTCCTTACGAGCGTCAGCATATCCTTGCGTATAATGCTGTGCATACTGTGCCCAATAGTCAGAAGCATTTTTACGGGGAAGACCTTCTCTACGGTCTTTCACTCCGTCGGCGTATGCCGCCTCTACTTGCTCTTCGTAAACTATTTTCATGTCAAAAACTGGCGGGGGATTGCTCCCCCGCCGCTCCCTTTAAATGAGGTCGATATAGTTTTTATCAAGCGCGATTTGAACGTCAGGCGCTCCTCCACGAAGCGGTCTCGCCGCGCTCAAGAACTCAGTCAAAGGCATACCGTCTTTGAAAAGCTCAAAGATTTTTGCTCGCTGTGAACCCTCACGAACAGGTATCTTATCACCTAAAAGCCGGATGGTGTCGCCGTCAAAGTTATGACGCGCAATCGACTTCTTAGCCTTTGGCTGTGGCACAACGGGCTTTGGAGCAGCCTGTGCTGATTTCTTCGGCGCTGCTTTCGCAGAAGCCGCAGCTTTGGACGCTTTGTTCTTCGTAGGAAGAACGGTTTCTGTAACTGCATTCATGAGAAGCTCCTTTCTGCTTTCTAATTACCGTTACAAGTATAAGGTAAACGCGAAGAAAAAGGGGGACAACGGCTAAGTTATCCCCCTGAGAAACTACGCGGCTGTCGCGTACTCCGTAGCTTTTTCGAGTGCTCGCCGTTTCAGAACAGCGTTTGGCCCGAGCCAGCTCGAGTAAAGAGCACCGCCCTGTACTCGCTCGCTTTCTCGTTTCGTATGGTCCATGTGATAGGTTACGCCGTTGAGCGCACCCCACCAAGTTCCTTTTGCCGACTTCAAGTCCGAGCCAGGAGAGGTTTCGATAGCGTCGAATACCTGCTCAGCTGTTCGGTTGAACTCGTCAAGAAGAGGAACGCTCTTAGCAACGTCTAGTTTACCGCGCTCAATGAGAAGCTGTGGTTGAAACAGCTCAGCGATAAAGTTCTGAACGTCAAGCGGCTTGGCTTGCTTGCTCGCTAAGAAGTTAGACTGCTCTTGGAAGTGAGTCATCTTGTCTTCACTGATACCAAGGGCCTCCTCTGCGGCTTTCATAATCTCTCCGTCAAAAGCCTGAAGATGAAGTACTCGGAATCGTTTTCCTTCGGTGCTGAGCGCAAGAGCTAACGTGTTACTACACACAACCCGTATAGGAGTAGACAAAATCGTGAGAGCCTTTCCGGAAACGTGCGGTGAATTTATAAGTAGATAGCCTTCTACCTTATCACCTCCGGGAAGCTCAAAGCTCGATTTAGTTTTTGCGAGGCCCCATATATCTTGGCCGTCTTTCAGGGAACCCGCTGTTTCCATTTTCATCTCACCGTTGGAAACAAACTTCTTAAAGAAACGGAACGTATCCGCATTTTGAAACGGCACATAGTCCTCACCGCAAGAAGAGAGTACGGAGTTATCCGTATCCCTTACTATAAAGTGATGACCCTCCGCGCTGAGAAGCCCTACGTCTTCGCTCCATACGGGAGAGTCGATCGTATAAGCTGGTCTTTTAGAAACGGTCCAGTCAAGACCAGCCGCTTCTAACATTTCTTCAGGAGTCATCGTATCCTCTACTTTGACTCCTAGGCCGTGCCAGGGAACTTCCCCCGCGTAAGCCATCGTTTCTACATCAGCAACCATAATGTTTCCTTTCTAACTATGGTGATTTCTAGCGGTTTTAATTATAAACCGTTTATAGGTAGAGACTAGCGGTATTTACTCAGGAACCTCAATAGTCTCAAGGGCGTTGAAGAAATCAAGGTCCATATCGATCATCGCGGTATCCCCGCCAGCGCCGAGAACAATGTTACAACGAACATGCTCTTCAACTTCAACACCGGCTTTGTGATGATGTGGTAATGAAAACGATATAGGGAACCGCGTGTCATCGTCGAGCGAATCAACGTATTCCTTCAACGGCTCGGGCTTAATTGCTCGGTTATAGCCCGTTTTAATAGCCCAGTTATTCACGTCAATAAGCTGGGACTTGGTAAGCACTGGTATTCTGTTCATATAGTTTCTCCTAAGTTTAAGGTAGGGCTATATTATAAAAGCGGAACCTAAGGAGAAAAGTATAGAGTTATCGTTTCGCGCTCATATAAGCTGTCATTCCCATATATGCGCCAACTACTCCCGCCATCCCAATATAGAAAAGACCGAAAAGATCAGCCAGAGCTTTAATCCTAGAATCAGGAAAAATAGGTAAGAACAGCAGAGCAGAAAACACAAGCATGGCCACAATGCTAGTCCAAGCCATTCTCTTTTGTGCCTCTGCTTTTTCATCTGCGGCCTCTGCTTCGTGTATTGCTTTGACGGTAGCAAGTTCAGAGTCGCTAACCACACCATCCCCATCGACATCATAAGCCTCGTATGAACTGTTAGCTTCGAATGACTTCGTTCCCTTTGTAACCATGAAGAACCCTCATGCAATCATTTTTCCACTTCCGTCAGCAATACTACGTTGCCAAGGTTTATCTGTAAATACGGTTTTAGCTGTTCCCCAACTATCACCGTACTCAACATCCACCTTCGAGGGGACTTCTAAATCAATACACGTCTCCATGATTTCGGCGATTTCTTTTATTTGATCAGGGTCATCTGAACTGAAACATAGCTCGTCATGGACCTGGAGTAAGGGCAGATAACCTTTCTCAGACAGCGCTCGCATCGCGGCTTTTGTTTGGTCTGCCGCCGAACCCTGAATCAAACGATTTAGGGCCTTGTGTGTAAACGCTCGTTTAATATTTGGTCCGAACTCAGACTGTGCTTTCTCAAGCGTTCCTATCTTTCCAGAGCCAAAGGTGCGTGGCTCCCATAAATCAAAACGACATTTACGCCCAAGAACTGTTCGTATATACCCTTTCGTTGAAGCACGATTTCTACAGTAATCACTTAACATTTTTACAAACGGTACACGAGCATGGTAAATTTCAAACAGCTCCTGCGCGTCTTCGAGAGGTATGTTCAACTGCTCGGCGAGTTTGCGCTGACCCATGGAATAGAACAACCCGAGATTGATGTTCTTTGCCTGTTTTCGAGGAATCCCTGCCATCTCCGCTACAATCTCATGGAAATCAGCTTCGCCTTGCTTGTATTCTTCTACGACATCATCAACTCGTGGTAGCTTCAAAAGCGATGCATAGTGAACGACTAACCTCGGCTCCTGCTGAGAGTAATCGATAGAAACCCATTTCTCACCTTTCTCTGGTACAAAGATAGAACGGATCATTGGGCCAAGGATCTTGTGCCTCGCAGGAATCTGTTGAAGGTTCGGGTTACTATAACTAAAGCGACCACTCACCGTGCCACCCTGATCAGAACGAAGCGAGTGTGTCTCCGCATGAATACGGCCTTTATGTTGATAGCGAAGGATTGAGTTAATGAACGTTGTGTTTGCTTTATTGTACTCACGAGCCTCAAGTATCAACTTCGGTAATTCGTGCGGGTGATTTTGAAGGAATGCGCGATCGATTTTTGGTGACTGTGTCTTTTCTGTTAAGTCGTATTCTATCTTTGCTTTGTCGAACAGTTCACCGATTGATCTTGCGTTCCATATCTCAACGTCTCGGTTGTACTCTTTTTTAATTTGATGAAGTATCTGTTTTTCTTTTTCCTCAAGCTCGTCTTGTATGAGCGATGCTTTTTCTAAATCAACCCGAACACCTCGCCAGCGCATCTCGATTAAACTAGGGAGAAGCGACAGCTCTAAGTCTAAAATATACTGTAGGTCAGTTTTCCGTATCTCTGTTGAAAGAACATTCCAGAGGTCGAGTGTCGCCCGAGCGTCTTGTTCAGCGTATGGGCCAACGTACATCGCCGGAAGTTTCCACATCTCACTCTTCGCATCAATGCCCCACTCTCTCGCCGCTTCCTGAAGAACGCGCTCGTTTTTAGAAGAAGCGATGTATGTTTTCGCAAGAGCGTTTAGCGAGTACGAAAATCTATTTTCATCAAGAAGCGGAGCCGCAATTAAAGTGTCTTTTATGGCACCCTTGATTTCTACACCTTCTCGTTTTAACCAGCCGACATCATAGGCGGCGTTATGAAAGATTTTGTCGCAATCCGTCGATACCTGTTTTTTCAACCAACGGAAGACTAAGTCTCTATCAAGGTTACTTCCGTTATCGTGGCGAACTGGAAAGTACCCCTGCCAATCGTCCGTGGCTAATGCAACCCCGATTATGTACCCGTCACCTGTGGCCCATCCCGGCCCTTTATTAAGAAGGTTCGGGTCGCATGTTTCTAAATCTATAGCTAACTGTTTAGCTTCCGTCAGGTTTGGAAGAACCTCTGGAGCGCACCATTGACTTTCTGTTTGAAGGAGTGGTATTTGATACGCCACTTTCCTCTCCTAATATAATTAAAGGTTTTCCACAACTGCACTTAGGCCATTTGAAATTTGAAAATAGGTCTTCTGGAGTATCAAATTCCTTTTGACATACTTCACATCGTAATTTCACTGCCATAGTTAATACTCAACGTTAGTTCGGATTAATCGGCTGGTTTTAAGCCCAACCTGTTCCCTGTCGATAACGTTCCTAGGGGGGTATTCCCCAAGCCTTCATTCTTCTTATCCTGAGGCGCTAGAGAAGCGTCAGGCGGGAAACCGCTTAATTCCGCCCGTACTTCAGCTTCAACAAGTATCAAATAACGCCGGAGATCCCAAATATCGTCAATTATACCTTCATTCGACGGATCTGCGTAAATTGTTTCAAAAATATCGAAGTTATGTTTCTTAACTTGATTCTCAATACGGTCCCACTTACGAGCCAGCATCATGAACGCGCCAACCCCGCCTCGTTTTTTCCAACTATCGCCGTAACTTTCTTGTGAGCGCGTGAGCGACTCTACATCATCAAGTGCTATTTCTTGTAGGTCTTCGATAAGTTGAAGTTCTGTTTTCTTCTTTCTACCCATTCTATAGACGCCTTTCTCCAGTCTACTGCGCCCACCACAGCTAATGCGGACACCGCGTTGTCATAATCCTTTTTCTTATACAGCTCCCACGCTTTTAGCATAGGCGTTGCTGTCTCATAAAAAAAGGGGTTAGTGTATTCTTTTGGTATTTCAGGTATGCCCGGATCTAAAAACCTTTTTACATCTTTATCTATATGTTCAGGGTGCGTGAACATCGGCTCCGGCGTATAGTGCATCCCCTTGTTAATTGTTAGGTAGGAATCGTACCACAATGTATCGCCGATATTTTCTTGGCGAACTACAGCGAGCGTTTTTTCAAACACCTCTTCATAAGCATGAAAGCTATCGCTCAAATGGTAATAGGTGCCTATCGGTAGACCGAGCCTTGCGGCCATATATTCTTGAAGAACTGAAAAATGAACAGCGTTCGCTCCATAAGTCCCCCAGATAATATCGTTTGACCTACAGCTCACGGTCATGTCTAGCCGACCCTTGCGAATTTTAAAATAAACGTTAGTATTACAGGGGACGTCTTTACAGGTTGGCACGTGAACGACCTTCTTCAAGTCCTCAACAGACCACATCTGTAAAACTGCTCGACGTGAGTTAGGTTGCTCAGTTAAGTGATGAACGATTAGGTCTAGCTGGTCATTAGAAAAATAACCCCGCCACCTGTAGCCGTAAGCACCGCTCAATGTTTTCCCATCATCAGAGAACTCGCTCATGCGTTTGTTAAACTGGCTAACATATTCAAGGTCATCACGACCGCCCAACATCCAGAGTGATTCAAATAGATGAAAGAACGGGTTTGCATCACGGCAGGGGTAAAAGAGCACACGCTCTTCCGGT